TAAGTGCACTTAAAAATGCTTCAATATCTGGGTTCATAGACATGGCAGCATTAAATACAATTCTTGATAAAATAGATCTACACAAAGGCGATCGTAAATAATTTGGAATACGTTTAATTATTCCTTATTATTTATTATGAACTACAAACATTTAGCCTACGCATTTACCATATTTTTATTTGGACAAATAATTGTTTGGGTTCAAACTAATGGCCCACTGTTATGGCCATGGGCTAAAACATATCGTTGGGTGTTGATGTTATTAGGAGTTCCAATAACATGGGCATTTATGGAAGCAACAAGATTTTCAGTATCTGGATTTGTTGGCGCATTTTGGCCTGGAAGGTTTATGTCATTTGTTTCTGGAATAATAGTTTTTACATTAATGACATATTTGTTCAAAGATGAAGGAATTAATATGAAAACAGCCGTATCATTAGTATTAGCATTCTCTCTTATTTTAGTACAGCTATTTTGGAAATAGAGATATTTATAATAGATGCTAAAAGAATATCAGACACATAGTGAATTGAATCCTGTTATATGGAAAGATGGACAACTACGTCCCGGTCTACAAGATGGATTCATGAAAATTGCAGAAAAATTTTATGAATTTTTAGAAATAAATACACCAATATTGGATGTAATTTTAATTGGTAGCAATGCTAATTATAATTGGACTAAATATAGTGATATTGATTTACATGTAGTAATTAATAGTATGGAGATTGGAGACAATTTACATATGACAAAAAATTATCTTCATTTAAAAAAAGCTATCTGGAATCATAATTTTCCATTAAAATATCAAGGAATTAACATTGAATTATATGCACAGGATATGAATGAAAATTTACATTCTTCTGTTGGCGTATATTCTATAGCTCATGGCAAATGGATCAATCGTCCAAAAGCTGATCTAATATCAATTGATGATGCAATCATTGCAATGAAAGCACAACCATTTGAATATGAAATAGAAAATTTACAACAAAATCACCCAAATGTAGAAAAACGAATTCGAGAAATATTGTTACGTTTAAGAAACTTAAGACAAGCTGGATTAGAAGCAGAAGGCGAATATTCGGTTGAAAATTTAGCTTTTAAACATCTTCGAAATAAAGGTTATATTGATCGTTTAAAAGAACTATTACATATTGATACAATGAAACAATTGACGTTTGAAAACATACAATTTGAATCAGTGACAGATATTCTATCAAAACATGTTATGAAACAAAAACGTATGAATTCAGATGATTGGAATCATGTAATGAAACATACAAATGCAGTACAAGATGCAATGGGTCAATGGAAACACCCAGGACAATGCACAATGATTCCTAGTAATAGTATAACAATGAAACGCGTACCACATCAAGTTTTAGGCATTGATGATATTGGACATATGCAACTAATGCATCCGGAACAAAATTATACATACCCGGGAACAATGGTATTTGAAATTCCTAGAACGCCTCAATGGCAAACAATGATGATTCAATTAGCAAATAAAATTAAAAATGGAGCACGTTATGCCAAGTAAAGGTTTGGGTGATGATATCAAAAAAATAACTAGTGTAACCAAGTTAGATCAAATTGCAAAGCGTATTGCTCAAATTTTAAATGAAGATTGCGGCTGCGATGATCGACAAGAATGGCTGAATGAAAAAACTAAGAATTGGCCTATTTATAAAAAAAGGAATATAGATGGCAGTAATAAATAAAACCGGTATTACTAATGGCGGTACAGTTCAAGCTGAACATGTTACTAGAGCAATAGATGCTTTAAGTGCAGGCAGTACGGATACTATTATCGCAACTGGATCATTTAGCGGATCATTAACAGGTACTGCTACTAGTGCGTCTTTTGCAACGACAGCTTCTTTAGCACAAAAAATAGGTCAGACAGCAGCGCCTGGCGATGGCGCAATATATGTTAATACCGGATATGGAGCTGGGCAAATTCAACTAGTTATCAATATCGGCGGTGCTGCATATGAATTTATCGGCAACGAAATATAAGGAAATCATGAAACGATTAAATGAATGTAGTTGCGGTTGCGGAGGTAATGGCGGTTGTGATGATAACAACAGCAATTACATGTTCTTTGGCAATTTAAAAACAATCAAGAAATATATAGATGCATTACTGCAACTAGATCCAAATCAAGTTCAAGAAATACTAAGTGATGGACACGATTGGGCAGCAGATCATATTGCTACATCGAAAGATGATATTCAAGAGGTAGGCGATTTTTTAATGAATGAAATGCATCATGGGGCAGAATCAGACTCATACAATATGCAACAACCACAATTTGTTCCTGCTAACTTCAAGAATCATTTAAAACAATTGATGCCAGAACGCATTGAAAAAACAGAATCAGGATATTTTGCTACAACTGAAACTGGCAGAAGATTATCTAAACGTCCTAAATCTAAACGTGCAGCATTAGCTCAATTAGCAGCAGTTGAAATATCAAAACATCGTAAATAATGGAAAAACTAAAGCATTTATTAATTGAAGCAAAAACGGGTTGTCCTATAGCAACTCAAAATATCGATGTGAATCTTAAGAATCGTCAAACTGCAATCGATAAATACTACTACGGTCCAGCTAATCCAGATAAACCAGAATCATATTGGAAAGATGCTGCAAAGCGTTGGGGTATTTCCGAAACAACTGCTAAGACTATGAAGTGTGCAAATTGTGCGGCATTTGATGTTTCGGATAAAATGTGGGCATGTATGGAAAAAGGCATTGCAGGAAATGAAAAAAACGTAGATGCAATGGCTACAATTGAAAAGGCTGATTTAGGTTATTGTAATTTTCTTCATTTCAAATGTGCCGGCACTAGAAGTTGTACTGCTTGGGTAACTGGCGGGGCTTTAGACAATAAGGATCTAACAAAATGATGAAACTAAAAAACATATTAATTGAAGATGCTGTTGTTGATCCGAAACAATTGGCAAAACCATTTTTTAAAGAATTTGCAAAACAAATGAAAACATCTCCTAAGTTTTCATATTTAGGATTAAAACGTAAAGAACATGTATTCAGTGCACCTATTGAAGATTTGGGTACGTTAAAATTAATATTTTCAAAAGCAGAGTTCGTTGCTAAAGTTTCTGATATGTATGCATACTTTGGTATTGTATATTTACTTAACGGATTAGAACAATTCGATGCAACAGTTTGTTTAATAAAAAAATCAAAGAATTCATTTGAAACTAAATTGTTTGATGATGCTGACTCTGATTTTAACAATTCAAAAACAAATTTTGCTAACATAATAAAAAACATGATGTAATGTTAAGTTATAACGTATCAAAACCCGTATACTTTGATATTCAAATTTCTAAACCATTACCCGATGATGTTGCTGAACATGTATTATTAAATTATACGTGTCATGTAGATCACGAAGGGTTTGATTTAAATGAAATTGAACAAGCATATTACGCACATAATGATATATCATTAGAACATGATACAACGTGGTATAAAGACGGAGGTGCAGCAAAGGGTGCTCATGCTATCATTCAGCCATGGCTTACTCAACATGAACAATCTACATTGATTCTTGATCATAGTCAATTTGTTTTTAGATATCCATTGTCGGGAAAAGCTGCAGATCAAGTACACCGTTATGCAAAACAACGTCCCGAACTTTTTCGCATTTTAAGTACCAGTTTCAAATGTGGATTAGATTTATGTATTGATTATATAGATGATGATCGCGTTACTCCCGTAGTACATATTGAATGGGATTATGCTAATGTATCAGATCTGTTAGTTGATGTTAATTATGTAGAAACTGTATTAGAATATACAGATTGGAATGAAATAATATCTGTTATCAAACGATTCAACAGATTATCAAAACATTCATTAGATGCATTTCAACAAGCTGATTTTAGATCCATGTTATTGTTTGGACGCAAATCATATAAATTGATTGCTACGTTGTGATATTTATTAATATGAAACTAATGAATTTACTTTTTGAATCAAAAGATAAAAAAGAAACTTTTGAAACATTTGCTGACACTAGAGAAGCTGGTGCTGAAAAGATTGTTAACAATGCAAAGAAAAAAGGTGGTTTGGCTCTTTTAACATGGCATCATTTTAAAGTTAAATTACCTTACTATAAAAAAGCAGCTGCTGGCAAATTTAATTTAGATGAAGCTAAAAAAGAATATGATGCTACATATAAAAAGATATCTACATCGATGTCTCAAATTGAGTTTCAAAGAGAAGTTGGTCGATTAGAAGTTTTAGGTGAATTGATTATTCGAGAGTCAAAAGGGAAATAATGATTCGCCTTAAATCTTTGTTATTAGAATTTGATTTAAATGCTACAGGTGAACTAGAAAAAGCTAAAAAAATTGTAAAAGGTTTGCAAGCCCGCGGTTTTAGTTATACAGGTGCTGTAGCATTAGCTGGTAACATATCACATGAATCAGGATGCGAACCAGATACTACCGAAGAAGGTGGTACAGGCGGCTATGGTTTAATGCAATGGGATCCGGGTTATGGTCGCAAACAAGCATTAACTGCATTTGCAAAACATATTGGAAAATCTAAAAGTGCATTATCAACTCAATTAGATTTCATGAAATGTGAATTAAAAAATGGTTACTTATGGTACGACAAATCAGTACCTGGTATTGATAAAGCATTGATGTATTACAAACAACGAGATGGTTCATATAAAGGTTTATCAAAAGAATATGTTAAAAAATATGATCGTAGTATAGTATCTGGAGATATTGCTGCGAGCGCTGCAAATTTAATGGACAATGTTTTTAAACCAATACCAGGCAGCAAACAACAACGTATCGATAATGCTTTAAAGATTGACAAATTTATAAAAAGTAATGTATCATCTGATACAACTACAGCAAAAGATAATACATCTAATAAAAAATCAGATTCTAATTATACTATGTATCCGAATCCAGCAAAGCCTGGAGATGCAATTACAATAAAAGTATCATCTAACATATTACCAATTGATTCAATTGATATAAAAATTTATAAATTGTTTGGCCAAATGGTAGATGAACATCATTGGGATAATGTACAACAAGGCGTATTAAAATTTAATGCGCCAGCACAGTCAGGTACATATATTTTAATGATAAATACTAATGATTCTTCTTTAGATCATGATCTTAAGTTAATGGTTATGTAATTTGGATATTTGTTTGAATTTTAATATAATAAAGTATGTTCGATGCAAATTTTATAGATAAATTGTTTACAAATTCTATCAATGCCATGACAACTTCAGA